TCCGTCTTCTGTTGCGCTTCCACCATGGCCTTCCGGAGGCTAGGATCAATTTTCCCGGCCAAGACGATTAGTGCCTCGAGTTCTCGTTTATTTGCCACGGATTCGCTCTACCTCCTTCCTCTGGCGCTCCGCTTCGTCTGCCAGAGCCTCGTGAAACTCAATCAGCTCGACGATGCTCATCTCCATGCATTCGGAGCGGGTTGCAAAATGGTTGAAGGTTAATTGAGTTATGCATCCTCTGAGGTATTCGTCTGTGACGATCCCTCCGAATCGAGAAAGAAAAAATCTCGGACCAGCGCCTCCGCCTTTACCGCATCTTTGGCGCTCATCCGAAGCACATCCTCTGGATCGATCGATGCGTTTTCCTTCTTCACGGCTGCCGCAAATAGGTACAGGTGATAATCGGAGTCCAATTCTTGGACCATCACCATATTGCCGGCCTTTTTAAATGCTCTGGTGGCGTCAGCCTTGTCCTTTGCGGTCATGTCTTCCAAGTTGTATGTCAGCTCATTCACGGACTCACCGTTGATATGGATCGCTTTACTTAGCTTAAAAACTGGCATCTTTAGCCCCCCTCAAAATGAAACAGCCCTCCTTTACTGGAGAGCTGTTCGGATGTTTGCCATGTAGTCCACACCGTTGACCACATATTTAAAATTAAATTTGTCGATCAATAATACTTCTTTCCCGTCAACGATTTTGCGGTAGTAATAGATTTCAAACTCGCTTGATCCATCGGCACCGGAGTTTACCTCGACGTTCCCAGCGTTATACGTTTTGTTAACTCCAGACATAAACACCTTGTGTTGCTTGATGCCAATCTTTGCTCCGGCAGTATCAAACAAATCTACAATCCACACCACTTCAAACTTGATCTCCCCTGGCCGGGAGAGCATTGCATACTGGGCGTTATCCGCCCGATTGTTAACGGTGAAGACCATAGAGCCGATCTGCCCGAAGGTAGGCATATCGATCTCCCCCATGATCCCTGCACCGTTAATGGTGTCAGTCATTTTTTCGATGCTTGGCAGCGTGAGGCTGGCGCTATCGTCGATATTTACGAGGTTGCCAGAAGTGTCCGTCGCCTTCAGCCGATATTGTATGGTCTTGTTATTGATTTGCATTAGCTTTCACCCCCAAAGAGAGTAGATAAGCCCTCTGTTGTGTACCGAACGCGGAAGGTCAGGGACTTGGCAACTGGAGTATTGGTGTTCAGGACATCAAATACAAAATCCCCTTCGACCATCGAACTAACGGGGTTGCTCGTCTCATTGAAATTGATCGAGGCAGAGAGCAAATGCCCATCCGCAACTAACCCATTGAGCCAGACCCCGGCATCATTGAGGATCGTATCGACCTTACTGCGATTCAGCGGGCCATCCACTTCCGCACCATAGCGTCGCTGGAACGTGTTGGTCAGGTATCTTGCCATCCGGATCGATGCGTCAAAGGTATCCTCCGGCTTGACCTCGGTGCCGTATTTGTAGTTCGCGTTATGCGGCCCCCAGAGCACCCAAATGCCGTCGCGGAAATTGAAGGTAGTAATGCCCGCGGCATTCAACTCGTTCGCCTGCAATTCATCGAAAGAAATTTCTGTTCCGTCCCCCATCACTGTTGAAGTGACATCAACCCTCTTATTGGAAGGTGACTCGGAAGGTACGTTATCGTTGGCAAAGTCCGTCTGCTGCATCCGGACGCCCATAATTGTTGACGCCCAGAAGGTACGACCTGCGACACTCGCTTTCGGCCAGCCGACCTTAAGCGGCACATCCGTATACCCGTTAGTTTCCTTCCAACTAATCGCCTGAGCGATTGTCGCAGTTGCGGCACTAACGTCCAGATCAGCAAGGACAACAGCATCCCAGTGCCCATTAATTTTCTGGGCTTTGGTGACCATAGCCTCTTTGATGTCTTTAATTTGAGACCAACCAGGCGCGGCAAGGATGGTAGGGACTTGGTTTAGTTTTTGGTAGATCAGATCGACCACGGCCAGCCCAGTGCGCACTCCATTAGTATTGCCGCCAATAATATCGCTCGTCTGCACCGTAGATACGTCCATCTTGTTGTACGTCACTGACGTTGGGTTATCGAGCGTCTTGCCCGGAAGTGCAGAGATTTTCACCCGGCCGCCGCTTACGTATGTTGCCTCATAATCTGTTCCGCGGACTTTGTCCTCGATCTCAATCGACTCCAAAACAACCGGTTCATCGATATATCCGACGCCGTTGACGATTGCTACATTCTTGGTCTCAGGGCTGGAATGTACCGTTGGGTCCATCACGTTAATGACAATAATCGGGCCGATCGGCTGAATCCGGTTTTTAAAATGGGCATACACGACTTCGGATAGGGTGAAGGTTTCCCAGTCGTCGGAGTAACCGATTTTACTTACCGCATCATCATAGTTGTTAAGCGTGATCGGGACATTGACCGCTGCTGCAGGGTTAGCCAACTGCTGCACCGGCGCCGTACCAATGTAGATCGGCAGCGTCCCCACCCCAGAAGGCGGCAGCGAGTCCGTGCTGGGCTCAAGAGTGCCGTAAACACCGTGTTTATACGCCAAAATGCTCACGTCCTTTCTTAATCCAAAAGATTCTCATAATTCATGTATGGCAAAGGAGCGCCCCCAGCCCGGAAGGTCATCCAGCCGACCCAATAACCGACCGGCTGTTGCAGGTACATCCCCCAGCGAAACGGCTTCTGTGCGGCCGTTTTGCCCCCGTCAATGAGGTACTGAGATGATAGTTCCCGCCGGCATATCGTGATCAGGTTGAGCAGGTCCTGATACCCTTTGTAGTTCGGGATGATCACCCCAGGCTCCGGGTACAGGCCTGGGTTATAGACGATGAAGGTCAATCGAATATTAATCCCCGCATCGCTCCCGTCATCCTCACCCTCGTCCATCCCGACGACGATCGCTGGGATGGCTTTCTTGACCCCGTCAGGGAGTTGCGCGGGAACGTCTTCCAACTGATTTGGGGGCGGCAGCCAGCCGATGAAGACGTTTGGATGCATCAGACGGTACTCTGTCGCGTCGTCATCATTCGGCGCCATCAGTTTGATTTTCGGGGCAACGTGCTCCTGGCAAAAAGATTGGATCGCCTCAAGGATTACGTTATCAACCATCGCCTTTCACCTTCTTTAGCCGATATTGGATTTCATGTTCAATCCGTTGGCCGAGGTACTCATTCGCCTCTTTCTGGATGGCTTCCATTACCTGCAAGTTTTCAACCATCTGCGTCGGTGATATCGTCCGGAGCAGCTCGATCGGATATCGTTTATCACCTGTCCGCCGGAAAATGTGCGTATTCCCGTCCGGAGACTTCTGGACAAAAGCCCGCGGGTTGCCCAACACTGGTTTGCGCCCAGCTGACTTTTTAACCTTGACCCGCGCTTTCTTGGACTTCGATTTTAGCCCTCCAGGCAAAAATCGTCCGAGAGTGTAGCGTTTACTACGGATGCTGATAAACGCCCGAGGTCGTCCGTACGACGCTTTGTTTTTCGTCATAGCTTCCTTGATCTCCGAAACCTTGACGCTATATTGTTGCGTTACATAGCGCCCTGTGCGCGAATGGACCCGGTCCAGCGTTCGGCGCGGAAACAAACGCCTTTGGCATCTGCTTCTCCAGATCCTTCAGGCCACCAACGATATTATTCAACTGCGAAGTATCAATTTTGATTTGCTTCGCCATGTCATTCACCACGGTTCTGATTCAAAACAATCTCGTATACGCCGCCTACTTCCTTCACATCGTCGATGTAGTACAGCTTCTTGTTAAAAAACTGTGTTTGCCCAACTTCCGGCTTTATTGCCAAGGAATCGACGGGAATGAAATAAAGGAGCATCCCGGCGGTTACGCCGAAATACTCCTTTTCAGCACGTTTTTTTAGCTGCTCATCATCAATGGCCACAATTTTTCGTTCACCGTTAATCAGCACCTCATCAGCAAATTCGTTAAGGTTGAAAAATACTCCATCGATATCAAGTGCTATATAGTCCTTGAAGTTCATGACTTAGTTTTTCTCCTTGTCGATTCTTCGCCTTCACCCGGGGCAGCCGCGACGATGATACCCTTGCGCAATTCAGTTTTTACTTCATCTGGATCAGCATCAAAAAAGGAGCCCACCCGATGGATGGCTCCTCTTTGGATTGTAAAACCGCGAACGACTTTATACTTGATCATCGCCTTTCACCTGCTCCCCGTCTAAAAGCTCGGCATTTGGCTCATCGTCCGATGGTTGTTGCGAATACCAGGCCTCATATTGCGCGACGCGTTCCTCCTTGTTTGAACCCGGTTCAAACCCGAGGTCAGCTAAAATGGCCTTTTGCTCCTCCGCCTTCAACTCGGAAAATTCCTCGATAGTAGGCGCTTCGACCATTTCGCTGTCATCACCGTTGCTAATTTGATCACCCGTTTGATTTCCGGAAACAGTAAGTGGAGTGTTTTTCACCGGGTGATAAAGATCCGGTACAACGTATTTTTGAGAAATCAGCCAAGCAACTTCGGATTCTTCCGCATCAAAAACGGAGCCCTTAACATAACGAGCTCCGTTTCTCAGCAAAACGCCCCTTATAACTTTAAATTTCATTTCGGATCACCTCAGTTCCCGGCCATTGTATTGATGACGGACCAAGCCGATACATCAAACGGCTTTGGTACCGGACGGGACTTCATGATGAGTTTCTTTGTGTCCGTCTCGCGATTCACGGTAACTTTCGTGCAGCGCCGGCCGCGTACCGTTGTGAAATCGATCGAGCCCTCCGGAATGATCGTATTTGCTCCGTACAGCATTTCTCCAAGACCAGGAGTACCGACAATAACTGTATCCTCGTTAATATACGGCTTGAGGGATTGGGTCGTATCGTCATAGTACCATGCCATGTAAACGAACAGATCCAGTCCAAGCTCAGTTAGGCGTCCAACATACATATAGCCATTCCCATTCTCGATGTTGAGCTGCGGATTGATTTCCCCGAAATATGCATAACGGATATCCATGTATTTAGACATAAAATCCTTGTCGGAGCGCAAGTTTTCCCATGCACGGCTGCCAAGAATCGCGCGGGTAGGATTATATCCAGCCTGTCTTACACGAGTAACAGCTTCGAGAAGGTTCTCGTATTTTTTAGATGTGCTCGTATTCCACTGATCTGTACCTGTGCAGTTGATCACGTTGTCAAAGTCATAGTCAAGCGTGTCTGTCCGGATCTGCGTCGCCGAGTCATCCACGTATCCTTTGATGACCACTTGACCCGTTTGGATCAACTCCGCGACCATAAGCTCCTCACGACGAATGATCATGTCATCCATTTCGTTATAGCCTTCCTGCATATGGTAGAGAGCACGCTGGTCAGGGGATTGGCCACCGAACACCGCCTCTCCAGGGAGGCGAGATTGCAGCATGCTCACGTC